TAAACCACCAGGTTCGGATCGGGATCACCCTTGAGATATTTCCATGGAACCACCTGTGTAAAGTAAGAAATGGGCTTCTCTTCTTGTAGGGGATTTCCGTCTCCCAGAATGGTTAGTGTGTTCAGAATAGAAGCTTGTCCATTAAGAACCTGTACACCGGATGCGGACGTTAGATTAATCGTACCTGGCCATCCACCCCCTGTTCCAATAAATTGCGGTTTCATCGGATTGGTCCAGTTTGTGAAATTATCCATTTGGTTTCGATAGAGAATCGAATCGGAACGTCGTGGTAGAATCAGAATTCGTTCAATCGGATTATGCGTATCGAGTTCTACAAACTGACGATTCGTTATGTTATCAAATTGATACCGTGTCACCTGCCGTACCAGGTATTGTAATGCTTCACTTGAGAATTGACTACGTTCATCATCCGTCACATAAACATATGTCATCATGATCTGCGGCCGAAGAGGCCATGTATTGAGCAACGGATTCGGTGTTCCAATGTCTGTCAGAAAATTATTAATGGTGATGTCGGAAATACTCGATGTGGCGTTATAATATACATTTCCAGGCTGTAATGGGATCGGCGATGGGTTAAATTGATAACCTGGTGCGACTTGATATCCATTGATATCCAAGATGCGATACAGCTCACGAATCGGACGAAGGGTGAGCTGAATTTCACATTCATGATATTGCAGAGATACCAGCGGAAGAGCCTCAAAGGTTGATTCCGCAAACCAAAATGGCAGAGGGATCTGAAGCTGTCTTCCATGAATCGAAGGGCGATTGATGTTAGGAGGAGACGTAGTTGACCCGCTTGGGCCGTTATTATTATATACCAGAGGATAACCCGTTCCCGTGGTTCCACCTGCGTATAGACCATTGGCCGGATCATAGAGCTCGGGAATATTTCCCACCAATGTCTCCCATTTCTTGAAAGAATCCTTATCCAAATCGCATTGGGCTTTCGCGATCATATAACTTCCATCAAATTCCTGGATTTTTTGACCACCAATATAGAATCCTACATTCTGCAGAATATGACATCCGATGTAATTGGCCCATGCAAAATTGTACTGGGAATTTCTCTGGCCCTGAGGCAACGTCAAATATTTGCAGAAGATATCGGGGAGATTGAAAACAAAATACAGATCGCGTACTAAATCGGCAACACGCTGTAATTTAAAACGAACCTGAATCGGCTGATCATAGGATAAATCCTGAGGACCATCCATCGAGAAGGTAACCGATTCTTCCGCAAAATGAGCATATTTCTTATAGGTTTTATAGAAATATGTGAAATCGGGGTTTCCACTTAGAATCACATTTTGTGCTCCGTACGCCACTAATGAAAAGAGTCCCCCTCCTGGCATTACTAGTGTTGTTCTAGTTAATCTATATGTCCTTTAGACCTACAGATTGACTTTATCATTGTACTAGGATGATTATGTGGCAGAAGTTGTCCACCATGTATCCGCCAAATACGGGGCAGGATTCGCAATCGCCGATGAATCCATATTCGGAGAAGGTCCTTCGCTCATCATCTTCTGGATTTCGGCATAGCAAAGAGCATAACTGAAATAGTTCAAACGACTCAACATTCCTTTCATGGCTCCAAAGACATCAAATCCATTTTCATCCATCGATGGAACCATTGCTTTCCTCATGGTGATACGACGTTGGCTAAAGCAGCACACATCCTGATAGTTTTGATAAGGGGTGAAACCATCAAATGACATCTTCTTTGATAAGTTTCCATTGATATAAATCTCTAAGGAGTGATCCTTGCATACGATTCCAACATGAACCCATTTGCTTACTGGAAAGTTGTCGACTTCCACATAATTATTCCATGTCTTGTATGTATTCAGGTAGACACGCAAGGTATTCGTATCTGAACGCATATAAACGCCGGGTGCCAATAATGGAAATTGCTGGGCAAATCCTTTGTGAAAAATGTGTTGTAGACCATATTCCTGTCGGAAGGTGGCCGGGTGAACATTCAAAAAGAAGGAATAGCTAAACTCGACTCCCGTTCGCTCGTTATTGGATAGACTGATAGGTTTCGACTGTGGTAGATTAGGATTCTGTGAAATCGTTATTGACTTGTTATCCGTACTGTAGGTATCGGCTAATAATACGGTTCGACTCATCGATAGCCGATTCATATAGTTGTAGATGATCTCCGTAAAGACAAAGGTAAGATAAATAAGTATGACAATGACACCCGCTAGAACAGCCTGTGGGATGATACCGGATTGAGAGACATTCGATGACATTCCTACGGATTGGAAAAGAGACGATCCAATATTCGTTGAAGATGTAGAAGGGGCGGGGCTAAAGAGGGACATCTTCTACCTTTACTACTTTGTATGATTTATTTTAGGACTACGTGGGATTGACGGTTGCAGCGATGCTAGGCTCAAAAAAGCTAATAAACCATCCAGCAAGTGTCGTAATCGGGATAGGTCCTGCCATATAATTCTTGTATACCGCCTCTGGATTCAATGCTGCATCATACATGGTTGTCGTTGAAATCTGACCACCGAAACCACCGTATGCCAACAAGTTTGCAGAATAACCGCCTGCATCGACCTTGAAATTGGAGGGCAGAACACATGAACGTGCTAGCTTGCCGTCCACATAGGAATCCACCGTTCGACCATTCACCGCGATGGTTAGATTCACCCAACGCTGCAGATCAATTTCGGGGAGATCACAGATAGGAGAGGAATCCAGAAGACCCGAATCAGTCTGAAGAACATTAAAGGTCATGTTCTGTGTCGCCTTATCCAAAGAGGGTTCCTGCGATGCCGTGGCAGTGGTACTGGAAGCAGTAGCGGTTTGATCACGTGTATGAAGACGAATCGATATCTTGGGTTTGTTTCCTCCCAGGTAGACACGAATCGTATCAAAATTGGGTCCACCCACACTAATAATCGACTTGTTGAATCCCGAACGATGTGACCAATTATTAACATAAATCCATGTAGAAATCGTAAATTCGCCACCTTCAAACAAGGATGGTAGCTGATTAGAGGTTATGATAATGGCCTTACTTGGATCGACGATCGCCGACTGTGTAGCCGTTAAGAGAGAATAACTATTTCCCGTTCTTATTCCAAATAGGTATTGGTACAAATAATATAAACCAATCAGGCCTCCAAAAAAGAACATCATCGGGATAAGCCGCGTGATCGGACTAGAACTGTTATTGCTACTCATGATTCCTGTCCAATACACGGATATTCTATCTGGCGTAATTATGCATAAGGACTATTCCATTCTACCAGATTATTTTTTGGAGGTTTGGTGACAGGATCACATGGTAAACCGGGAGGGCATGCCGCTAACCATTCGAATTTCGGTAGACTCATGTTGATAGGATTGGCTTCTAGTATCATATTGTTCGTATCCACATGTGTAACACGCTCACTCTCCACTTCACTGGGAGATAAACGTTTCCCATTAATAATGACATGAATAACGGACCCATTCAGACCTGGAGATCCCACCGACAAGGGGCTTGTAATGACCACCGGATAATGCTCCAAGCGATGAGAGGCTACGATTCGATTATCATATATGATATCAAATCGACGACCCTTTCGTAGAACCGCAATAAAGATCCATTTTTGTTTGGAAATCGGCGGTAGATCAATGATCTCATCCCCCAGTGATCCACCCTTATTTGTTTGAATACGAAGGCGGGCCGAAGTACGATCCTTTCCTGCAGGGGCAGGTGAAATCTCTAGATACCAATTATTGGCAATCTGCATCAAGGGCAAATAGGGCTTGCTCATTTTTGCCGTGCGATCACCATCTTTTAATATAAAATATCCCATCACCGTGCACCCATTGGATCCCAATAGTTTCGTCTGAACCACATCGGGTAGACCCACATCTTTCTTCGCATTCAACGGAGCCATTTTGGGAAGGAGGTCGTCGTTTTTTGGAGGAGGATATATAACATAGAAGATCAAATAGATGGTCACGATAACAAGTACAAATACAATGATGCCGATCATCTCTATGTAAGAATGGGATTTCTTTCAACCGTATAGGTTTAAAGAATCAGTCGATCTTACCATTCAATGGCATCTCTTCCTGATTGTACATTGGTTACTGCGTGTTATGTATTTACATCCTATCATGCTAAAAGTCGAAATGTAGAAGATACTCTTCAAACCATGGATGCACTTTTATCAGTCCCTTGTTATTTGGTCATCTATTGCAATCAAGAACTCGAACAATCTCTTCTCCAACGACGTTCTACCATGTTGCATCTTACCAAAATTATTGTTCAGCCATTTGAATCCCTCTGGTGTCATTCATTATTGGACACAGTAAAGAAAAACCGCGAAACCTTCTGGCCGACACATGATGAACGCACCTGTGCAGAAACGCATTTGATTACCTGCAATAAAGCCGATTTTGTCTTGCAAACCATTCATTCCAATCCGTTTCAAACCCGACGATTTGGATGGATTGATTCGAATCTGGGTCGAAATGGTTCCAAGATTTCCCGTTCTTATACCAATAACTTGCTTCTACGCATTCTTGATCAAGTCGATGATCGGTTTCATCTTCAACTCCTTAACGTAGTCGATAAAAAATACAAACAACCCGAGAATAAACGAGAATATTACTTGCATTATCGCTGGGTCGCATGTGGATGTCTGTTTACC